TTTATTATCGTAGAAGATAAATATAAATTATTAAAACCGATTATTTCGCGTTTTTGTGAAATATTTATTACTGAGCCGGTAAGCGTAAGCAGTAATGGGATATATAAACGAATTAATTTACATAAATATAATATCCAAAAAGGATTTGCGATTTCTTCTGCAGATAAATATCGTGAAGTATGAATGTCAAAAAAAATACAGGAAATTGCATTAGAACAAGCGGCAGCAGCAGCAGTAGAACAAGCGGCACAAGCGGCAGCAGTAGAACAACCAAATACGAATCTATTTGATTTATCAATACAATTATATGAAAAAGGGTATAGCGGGTTAGATTTAATTAACTATATTGAAAAAGATACAATGATGATGGAGGCAGAACGTAAATTTCATATCCTCCTTTTTTTCCAAAAAATCAAGAAAGATTTCCGTAATGAAAAATTATTTATTCTCTTCATTCTCCAATTTCTCCTTTTTCGTTCTGAAAAGGATTTAGAAAATATTTCATTTATGTAAAGTACAAAATATAATTAAAAATGGACGATTATTCAATTACTAGTCTAGGCGAATCGAAAAATGAATGGTGTGCTAGACTGATAAATGTATTAACGCCGGAATTAATTCAAGGTTTAAAATCGATATTCGAAGAAGCGTGGAAATTATGTGAAGCGAATGATGAAGAAGATAAATATTTATTAACATTTCAAACCTTTCTAAGCCGTGTCCCGAAATGGAATGCGACGATTATTCAAGATGAAACCAACCGGATTATTGAACGGTCAGGTTGTGCTTATTTAGAAGAACTGCTCACGTGCGTGCACGTGATTCATTTAAAAATTCTGACGTGTGTCCGGGTGGGACAAAGACAAAAGAAAGTCGATATTGATGTACCGCCTTTAAAAGATTTCATTCATAAAGCGTATATCAATATTGCCCGGAAAGTGTATACGAATATTTATTTATTTGAAAAGAATATCCCGCCCTTACAAATTCAAAAACATAACCGCGAATTAGAAATGATTATTAAAGAATGTATCCTGAATACCGTAAGAGAAAGTATTCCGGTCGATTCGCTATTAAGAGCGTATATGGATGAAACCGAAGAACAAGATGTAGAAGTAAAAGAAGTCGAAGAAAAAGTACTTGTAAAGGCTCCTCCAAAGAAACAGCAACAGCAAGAGCAACAGCAAGAGAAACAAGCATCACTCCCGCCCATCGACGAACCAATTATTGCCGAACCGGTTGTACCTATAACTACTACAGAAACTTTTTCGAGTGATAAAATAAAATTTTCAGATGTAGATAAAACCGTGGATATTAATGGCCAACAAAGCGAAACTATTGTCCCGAAAACAGATGAGAATTTAAGTGCTTTAGAAAAGAAAAGAGACGAATTTAATCGGATGTATAATGGCGGAGGCGGGGGCGGTGATGACGATGATGATGAAGACGAAAAACTTAGAATAGGCGAAGATATTAAATTAGATTTCGAAGATTTAAATGATTTAAATAAACCTTTATTTGTGAATACTGCGCCGATTTTAGATGATATTATTGAATTGGTCTAATGCCTTTTAGAAGAAGATATACAAAAATAAGGTGCCACCTTATTGCGCTTATCTATTATATTTTTTATATAACAGAAAATATATTTATAAAAGAAAAATGGAGAACACTACTTTAATTAATGCAGGAATGATTTCATTTATCTACCTCTTATTTAAATTCCTTGAAATGCGGTTTGTGATAAAACAGAATAAACCCTTTAAAGAATTATTTCGAGAAACAATGATTGTCTTTTTAAGCGTTGTTATTGGTTTTTATTTAGTCGAACAAGTAATGCCATTGAAAAATATTAGCTATGAAGCGACAAAAGCGTTTGTAGGCGCTCCGGAGTTTTAAGTGTATAATATATTCTATAGTATATTCTATAGTATATTCTATAATATATTCTATAATATATTCTATAATATATTCTATTATATTATAGAATGGTAAAAAAAGGCTCAAAAGGCTGTGTCATACCTCAAACAACCGAATATAAATGCTCGGATAATTTGGAATTAGATAAACCGTATATCACTAAAATCGAGAGTAGTAGTGATGGCATAAATGAAATTGAAAATTATAAACTAATTGATGAAATAATCGGCGATGTAAATAAAGATAATCGTTTTTTTATTGGACATCCGATTGTTTGTAATACAGATTCTAATATTAAAAAAGAATTATATTCAGAGAAATGTAATGGCGATAGTAAAGATGGTACGGATATTAAATTCATTGATTATATCAACGGCGGTTCTTCTTTAGCCGATATTTTCGATTTAGACATTACCCGTGATTCGGATTTTTATATAAATCTTTTCAAAGGATTATTAAATGTATTTGAAGCTGTTAAAATTCTGAATGAAAGAAAAGTCTACCATTTTGATATTAAGCCGCAAAATATTGTTTATGATAATAGTGTTATGCCGCCGCTATTAAAATTAATCGATTTAGGGGATAGTAAATATATTCCTTCCCCTATCGATTATAAAAAAGAATATAATCAAATTGGCACAACGGGTTATTTTCCTCCTGAAAAGTTTGGTGAAAGAGGTGATTCAGTATTCCTTTTATTTGTCAGTGGCAGAGGAAAAGAAGATTCAGAAATTTTAGATTATATAAGGGTCAATGATGAATGGTTATTAAATTTAACTGGCGAAACGATGTCAAAAGCCGAATATAATAAACTTAAACAAGAAAATCCTGAATGGTATACAAAAACGGATGTCTGGTCATTAGGCGCTACTATTTTTTATATTTTAAAACAATTAGAAGAGGATATAGATACTGATAAATACCATAATAAAAATGAATTTAATTATCGTACATTATTTTCCAAAATAAATATGGAATGTATTCACGCCTTAATGCGGAAAATGTTAATGCTAGATATTAAAAATCGACCGGATGCAGGAGAGGCATTTCAGTTATATAAAGATTGTTTACCGAAAAGTCAAGGCGGAGCAACTAAAAAACGGCGTGTTACTAAAAAACGGCGTGTTACTAAAAAACGGCGTCTTACTAAAAAGAAGAAGACCAACCCTACTAAAAAACGACGCCGCCATTATTAATATTATTACTATTATTAATTTTATTAACAATACACCGGCATTTCATCAATATCTATTACTTTATTCTCTTTTACTTTAGTCTTGATTACTTTCTTATTCTCTAAAAGATATTTATCAAAATGACGGTTATGCAGGACATTTAATGGCGTATGATTATGCACTTTACGCGCAATCATTTTATAGAGTTTAAAATCCGGATATCGTTCATCACCATTCATTTTATATAAAACATTTCGGCCTTTATCATCTTTACACCATTCGGCAATAATTCGTAAAATCGGCGATTTAATTTTTTCAATCCGGATATCTTCTTCATCTTCGCCGACAATAAAATCGAAAATCGAACAACCCAGACGACATAAATCAAAACTAAAATTCGGTTCAATGCGCGGTTTATTTGCATTATAATAAGGTTCAAAATTATATTGGGTTGCCGCATCGCCTTCTTTACAATGAAAGCTATCACTGCAAATCAATTGGTCTTTGAATTTATAAATGGCTCGACCAAAATCAATGATTTTAAATAGACGGCCATAAGTCGGCACTTTATAATATTTATCATTAATTTTATAATATAAGAATTCTTTATCGGTTTTATTATACATTATATTATTCGTATGTAAATCATTATGTGTCAATTCAAAGGTTTTTTGGAAGGTGATAAGCATCATTAGAATCTGTAGAACAATTGAATCCCATTCTTCATCTTTTAAATCGTTTTCTACAATAAGCGAATCGAGTGTATTTTCACAGCATTCTAGACCAATAATTTGCACAGGAAAATCATTGATTTTTACTAAGATAGAGGATTCATCTTCATCGTCATCCTCATCCTCATCATCCTCATCATTCTCCGTATCCTCTTTCTCTTCATCTTCATCTTCCTCCTCCATATCCTCCTCTTCATCTTCTTCATCGCTCATTCCTTCTTCATCCGTAATAGAAGACCTAGATGAACACGAAGATTCGGAGGATGAAGATAATGATTTATTTATTTTAATCTCTTTATTATCAAATAATAATTCGCTTTGTATTTCATCTAATTGCGAAATATCTTTAATGTCTGTTAGTTCAATAATATCTATATCTACAATATTGTCATCATTTACAAAAGATAAAGGTTTCCGGTAATTATCTTTTCGGGTATTATTTTGATTATTTTGATTCATACAGTTCTCCATAATTTCTCTATTCTCAAAAGTATAAAGCACATCATTATTACTACTAAAAAAAGACGATTCATATAAATAATCAATATCGTCTTGTATATCGCAAATATAATCGTGTTTAATTGCAAGAAAAGAACCATAAAAATCTACTCCGTGAATAAACCCGTGATTATGTAATAATTTACTAGTTAAATAAGTAAAGAAACTATCTACATAAGCAGAATTATTTGTATCATTTAACTTCGTATCGGTGCTAGTTAAGGTTGCGCCTACTACTCCATTTGCACCTACTACTCCATTTGCACCTACTAATACACTTGCATCTGCTGTTTTTTTTAAAGTCGGCAAATCAAATAATGTCTCTCCTTTATCCTCATTCTTTTTCTTTGACAATACATTTTCATATTTTCCATTCAAGTATTTAATCGGGTCTAATAATGGACTATATTTAAAGAAAATGTTTTCTTTTTTGGATACAGTAGAAGAGCCTTCTTCTTCTAAAATGCCTTCGAATTTATTATAGCCTAATTTCTTATCGATTGATTTAATTGAAAAACGATGATTCAAATTAATATTATTATAGTTTGTCGAATTAATGCTAAAGAATTTATTATATAAAGGAATATAGTTCTGAACTTTAGAAACATCCATTAGATTAATATCTTCAAAATTTGAAAAAAGAGCTTTATTATCTTTTTTTATATAAGTAAGGTCAAATTTTGGCATTATCTTTTAATAGTTGTTTAAAATATAATTTATACTATATTTTAACTTATTTATTTCCTTTATTATTTATTTATTATTATTATTATTAATAATAATAATAATCGCGGAATATATTATTGTTTTTTTTCTAAAAAGGATACAAGCATATCGCATATAATTAATTTATAATTAGTAAAAATGACACTTGAATTAAAAAAGTTTAATATGAGAGATATTAGTTTTAAAGCCGATGAAAATAAAGGACCTGTCGTCGTTTTAATTGGTCGACGTGATACTGGTAAGAGTTATTTGGTAAAGGATTTACTCTTTTATCATCAAGATATTCCGATTGGTACAGTTATTTCCGGGACAGAAGCCGGAAATGGATTCTATGGTTCACACGTCCCGAAATTATTTATTCACGATGAATATAATACTGCCATTATTGAAAATATTTTGAAACGGCAAAAAACTGTTTTAAAGCAAGTTAAAAAAGAAATGGACCAATATAAAAGGTCGAATATTGACCCGCGCGCATTTGTTATCTTAGACGATTGTTTATATGATGCGACGTGGACAAAAGATAAAATGATGCGTTTATTATTTATGAATGGACGGCATTGGAAAATTATGCTGATTATTACAATGCAGTATCCCCTTGGTATACCGCCGAATCTGCGGACGAATATCGATTACGTTTTTATTTTACGCGAACCTTATTTAACGAATAGAAAACGTATTTGGGAAAATTATGCAGGTATGTTTCCGACTTTTGAATCCTTTTGTCAAGTCATGGACCAATGCACAGAGAATTTTGAATGTTTAGTCATTAATAATAACGCGAAATCGAATAAACTTACTGACCAAATTTTTTGGTATAAAGCTGAACCCCACGG